CAGATGCACCTCCTCCTGACGTTCCGGAAGATGTTCTATAACCCCCCGCGCCTCCACCACCACCAATATTAGTTGACCCACCGCCGCCGCCGCCAGCAATAACAAGAAAATCAACTAAAACAGTTGAAGAAGTAGGAATTTTCCCGCCCAACAATGCAAGCATAATTCCACTCATGACACGTTGCCCGTCAGCACGCAGGTGGTAGCAGAACTAAACAGAACCGTGCAAACACCGCGAATTGCAAGCGTGGCTGACGTTACAACCGTGTTCGACCCAGCAATGTAAGCCGTTGGCGCAGAACAAGTAATCGTCGCCGTTGACGATGTGTTGTTGTAGATCGAGATCAGATCGCCGTCGCTGAACGTCGATGTTGGGATCACAATCGCACCCGAAGCGCCAAGTTGGACATACTTGCCAACGTCGCCAACCGCCAACGTGTAGCTAGACGTTTTAGTTCCGACTGGTGGAGCGTTTAAATAACCAAGCGTGGTCGCATCTGTAGACGGGAGCGTCTGGGTAATTGTGCTTCCAGTATTGGCCGACTGTAGAACTGAAGTTCCAGCCCCACTAGCATTGCCTTGAAGTTTAATGTTAGACATTGCAAATCCTTAAGCTAAAACGGTCCAAGTCTGACCAGAAGGGACGGTTACGGCATAACCAGTAGCAACAGCAACCGGCCCCGCGCTCAAACCATTTGAGCCAGTAGTAATTGTGTAGTTTTGGCTAATCGTAATGTACGATTCAAGCAACGGCCCACCGGCAGCAGCAGACGCCCAAGATAGCGTTCCAGAACCGTTTGTGGACAAAACCTGACTAGCAGTTCCGTCCGTTGCTGGCAACGTCCAAGTGACGTTTGTAGACACCGTGCCGGGAGATTTGAACGCCACATAGTTACTGCTATCGGTGTCCGCAAACCTTAAAGCACCCGCCGCACCAATCTGGACGTTTGTGCCATCCCAAGTTAGGTTGGCCGAGCCGCCAAATGATCCAGTGCTATTGAACTGGATGTTAGTGGGTGCGCCACCGGGAGATCCACCTGTCCCGGTTAAAACACCGCCGGTTAATGTCAAGGCCCCAGCTACAGATATCTCTTCTGCTACGCCCGTGCCAGTCGGAGTGACCGTCCCGCCTGATGAGTAAGCTGTATACGCCGAAGTATCTAAAGCCAAACCCTGAAACGTCACTGTGAACGTCGTGGATAGCGGCGTCGTATTAACAACGTAGGTATTCCCGTTTAACTGGGTCATACCAACCACACCCGTGATGGTGATTAGCTGTCCAACACTCAGATTGTGGGCTGCGGAAGTTGTAAAAACTCCCGGATTGGCTTGAGTCACCCCAGACAAACTAGAAGTTGTCGCGCCAATTGCCGTAGTCCTCCCAAACAACTTGGGAGAACCAATAGCTAGAACGTGGTCAGAGTTCCAGTTTGATGGCTGAACAAGGGACGCATCCGCCCCGTCCAGTTTACCGCTAGTAAACCCGTGTTTGAGGGAGATTGCCATTATGCAATCCGAATAATTGCCGTAGAACCAGTTGGGCTAGTACCGACTGCCGGGAACTGAATCGTGAAGTTCGACGCGCTCGATGACTTGTCAGAACCAAAGTCCAGCACCGCGCAGGTTGGACGAACAATCGAACTTCCACCAATAGTCAACGTAGCATTCTGGTAAATCAAAGCGCCACGAGCAGTAATCGTTGCGGTCGACCAAGTGGTATCAGTGAAGTTGATGTAAGCGGTCGTGTTTGCCCCGCTCCAAGTCGGACCAGCCGGGGATGGCGTAGTCGAAACCGAAAGTTGATTCCCGCCAGCGTAGTACCCAGTACCCGACACTTCGTTAGAAGCCGTGTATGCAGAAGTTGTGGAATCAAACGTCGCTGAGTTGTTGTACAGCGCAATAAAGAACGCACCGCCAACCATACTGGTCGAAGACACAGTAGACGAAGCACTTAAAGTATAAGTACCCGCACCGCCGTTACCTGTTCCATACGCCGTGATATACCCAATGGTTGTGAGCGATGCGCCAGTACCTGTGGTAATGCCCATCCCGATATACAGCGTACCAGACGCGACTGCGGAAACAGTCAGCGTTGTGCTGCCAGCAGTGGAGCCAGTAAACGTGCAGCCAGTGCCAGTCTGAAAGTTAAACACCCCGTTCATCAATCCAACCTTGAACGAAGTAGGCATGTAGTTGCCAGTAAAAGCCATGAGAAACTCCTAAAATTAAGTGACTGCTTGCCGATATTGGCCAGAACGATAAGCGTCTTGACGCTCCAACCCATCGCCCAGACGCTTGGCAAGCGCCAGTGCTTCCTTATACTTGCCGTCGTACACCGCCATCATGTCTTGCTCACCTTTCATGTAAGTGTAAGCCTCAACAAGCGATCCGTACAGCAGCACCGTATCAAAGTTATCCCCCAGCCAACTTGTTCCAGCCGTGACAATTGACTGTGGGTAATAGAAATAGTGAAGTTCTACGTTATAAATCGCATCCGGTGTCGGCCCCAGAATGAACGTCAACTCTGTTAGCAGCGTAGATTGGGGGCCAAACAGCGCGTAATATCTTGGCGTTCCTGTGTCTGTAGGTGATGGGTACGCCTCCCTGATAAAGTTAACGTCTTTATTCAGTAAGTACGTATAATCCCCACCCGTTGGGAATATTGCCATCGAGTACACAGACAGAAAATCTTGTGGGCAAGCAAGATACTTGTTGCTAGCCGTGGTTACACCAGTCACGTTTTTACGTAGAGACGGGAACTGGATCGTATTGTAAATGCGCTGCTCTGCCTGCTCAATGAACAAGTTCATCGGCACAGGATCGGAAGAATAGTTAAAACTATTCTCCGTGTAGTCCTGTATGGCAGTAACAAGCTGCGTATAGTTCACGCCATCGGTCCCCGAGCCATCGTACCTTTGGTGGCTGCGCCAGTACCACGAATCTTGATGCCCGTCACTTTAACATCTTTGTACGGTTTGCTGCGAGCAGCACCAAGGCTCACCGGCATATCTTCAAGCAACTCACGTTTAGCGCCGGGGCCAAAGCCGTTATTGCTCAGATCAGCGCCAGCTTTGCCTGACATGTCGTGTGGCTCTGCGTAAACTTCTGCGGGGCCAACTTCTTTGCCACCCTGCTTCATGCTGAACTTAGCCATTATTTGCTGCCTTGGTTCATTGCACGGGACAGATTCTTACCGTATTTCATACGATCATCCGTTGTTGGGCCACCAGCTTTCATGCCTTTGACGCCCTTGTGCATGCGCTTCTCATGCCCCCTAACTTCTTTCTTGGCTTCGACGTCTGCGATAGCCTTAACCATCTTCCTGTCCATGATGACTCCTATGTCGTCACAACCGTAACTTTACCAATTTGTCCCCGCAAAACCAAGTCGTTTGGGGTCAGTCCATTATCCCTCGCACCACCAACAGGGTTCCAACCCCACTGAATGACTCTGCTACCGCCGCCGGGGTACCCATCGGCCAAAAGACCTGCTACTTGATAGCTGTTATCCCTACGCGGATCTCGCACCCCTTGCGGGTCATCTACCGGGTACATCCCCAATTGTAGCTGCGGTTGATCTGGATCCCAACAACTCGGACAAACCAACAGATTATATATCTTGGTCTTAATTACTTCTTTCTTCAGCAGACTGAGCTTGAACTGAAACCCACACCTGTCGCATATGGCAATCGAATTCTTGCCAGACGAAAACCTGTTGCCCATTTACGGACCATAACCAATAAACATCTGGCGCGGTACCAAACGCAAAGACGCTTTCTCGTGATCTTCCTGTGCAGCCAATTCCCAAGCTTCGTCGTACTGCATCTTCAACACATCCAGCCGCTGCATCCCATCAGGAATTTTTAGCGCCATATAGTACGCGAGTCCCGCAGCCATGCACGGAATAAATCTAAACGGAACATCCATAACACTAACGCCACCACCGGCATCTTGGGTGCGCCGCATGCGCCAGTAAACAAACTGATATGTCGTTGCTGAATCCGGTGTTGGCCAAACTGTAACTGCCGGGACTTGTTGCCAGTAAACTACGGCTCCAGCCGTATGTGCCGCAGCCGTTGTGTTTTGCTGCGCACGGAAGCAGTTGTACAGGGTATTGCCTGTGATATATCCGTAGTTGATGATCTCGGAGTCAATCTTCACAAAGCCCGCAGCAGGCAGATTTGCCGCAGAACTGACCGTTATCGTAGTATCTGTGCTGTTAATCGTTGTGCTCAGCGTGGCTGATACCGGGGAAGTCTGCGCATTATAGCGCTGCACCCAGACTTGAATTGGCCGACCTTGCGCAAGTTTGTTTGGCAGCGTGGCGTATGTTGATACGCTGATGCGAGTAATCGTCAGATCAGACTGATTAGATGTGCTGTTTGCGTTCGTGCGAATCACGTGCTCCAGCAGATCAACAGTGTCGTTCGGTAGCGGATACGTGTTCTGGCCTTGCACCAGATTGATGGTGCCCTGCTCAATCGTCCACAGATTGATACCCCGGTTTGCCCAGTCCGCAAACATAAGGTTGAGCGAGCGCCGTGCCGTGCGCAAATCGTAGCCCGTACGCAACTCCGAACCAGCGCGTTCAAACGCCTCCTCGACCAGTTCAGACAGGTCAAGGTTAAACGTGGTTTGGCCGGAAGTATTTGCCATGATTAGCTGCGCACCACACCAGAATCTACAAGACTTTGAATGCCTGCATTTAACGGCGCATTTTGCGGCTGTGTCCGTTGATCAAACGTAGGCTGCTGCATTGGTCCGGGGCCATACATGCGCGGCCCAACAGGTGTTTGTTGTGGGCCAAACGGATTTTGAAACTGCGGCATGAAACCAGAAGAGCCGCCCAGTTGATATGGTGAAGGGGTGTTGCGTAGCTGTTGTGGTTGCGCAGGTTGTTGTGGTGGCTGTGCCATATTCGGACCACCCGGCATTTGGCCGTACATTTGCCCGTGCTGACTGATATTAAGTGGGGCAGAAGCCTGCTGCCCAAACTGCGTGTGCGGTTGAAACATCATGCTTTGGGGCATGAACGGCTTGGGGGTGAACTGACTTCCCGGTGTTTGTGGCGCTGTCTGCGAACCAATAGGTGTGTAACCACCCGGAGTTCCAGTAGTAAGAATTGGATTAGCACCGCCAACCGGCATTCCGCCAGCGCCAACAGGTGCATTAGTGGGCGTTGTACCCGGAGCAGGATTAGCTCCGGGCGAACCGTAGTCTACCCATTGCGGACCAGTCTGATCGTTTGCGCTTGAGTAGTCCCAATAGCCGGTGCTTGGTTCGTTGATCATTATCTGAATCTCGCCGTTTTTTTCGCAATTGCTTTTGGCTGCGCCACAAACTGTTTGCCTGCTGCTTTCCCTGCGCGCTTAGCTTTGGTAGTTGCAGCGTACTCCGCAGCACTGAGACTCTCAATAGCCTTCTCAGGCAGATACCGCTCACCAGTTTTGCTGGACGGTTTGCCACTCTTGGTGCTCCAATTAGCGTCTGTCCAAGATTTCAAACTCTGTTGTTCTTTTCGTAGGGCCATGTTACAATCCAGTAACTGGAGAACGAAATGGAAGAAATTTGGATTGAAATTCCCGAAACCGCAGGGCGCTACTCTGTAAGCAACGGCGGAAATATCCGGGCAAATTGGTCAGATGTACCGCGCCGAAACTTGCCTCATCGTATACGAATTGAGCGCCCTCATCAATTAAAGCCAAGCGTACACACAACGGGCTATCTCCGTGTTGCGTTGGGGCGGGGAGTCCACCGGTACGTGCATAGGCTGGTGGCTGCCGCCTTTCACCAAAACCCACACAATCTCCCGCAGGTCGATCATATTGACGGCGACCGGAAGAACAACGCGGCGTCAAATCTTCGATGGGTTTCTGTTCAGGATAATGCGGCGTATGGCGGGGCACGTCATGGGTGGGGTACGCAACGACTTGCTTCCGCACGTCGTCGAGTACATGCCTTCCGTCGCGAGGAGTTCGCTGCGTTACTTGCTCAAGGGCATAGCCTTCGCGCAATTGCAAAGGCATTTGGTACCTCTCATGCAACGGTGTCGCGAACACTATCTGGTACCCCTTAATCACGGTAAGAACCCCCAGCCGCCTTGTATTTCTTAGCAACAAGCTGTGCTTTTCTCGCGGACCAAAGCCCTGCGCCAGTACCTTGAGTCGCCGCAGCTTTTACTTGCGCCACAATTCGCTTACGAAGACTGGGTTTTGTGTAATTACCAGCGGCGTTCACGTGCCCGCCTTCAGCGTATTGAAGAAAGTCAGTATTGTCGCGGCGCGCCTTGACCTTTGGCTTTGGCATTTTGCTGGGGTTAATATCCCCCATGCCGCGACTAACTCTCATTTCTTTCCAGTCATCCCGCCACCACACAGCTTCTGCACTTTGTCGTGCTCCATCATGTGGCCAGCCGAGTGTGGCTTGTAGGAGTTCATGTGGTGCTTGTGTCCACCGTCCTCAAACTGCTTAACATGGTCAACCATGTGCTTGTGTGGAGGGATGCTCAAGCTCTCAGCTTTGTTCATTGGTTTCATACGAACCGTCCTTTGGTTTTGCCTTTAACTGCACAGCCGTCAGCCCGCGAAGAAGCAGAAGAAACAGCCCCGCCTTTTTTAAACCCAAACTTATCTTTAATAAATTTGCGAACACCTTCCCGGTTAGCGGCGCGCTCTTCTTTGTTGGGGCGTCCCAGATACTTAACCGCAAATTCTTCCTCTTCAGCTCTGGGTGCAACGTCCCTTTGCGGCGCTACGTTAGCGTAACCTTGTCGCATTGCCGCGGCCATATCGGGCGATTGCATACCTGCCGAAGCCGTGGTGTAGTCTTTTGGCTCGCTAGTAGATGGTGCTGCCGGGGCGCGCCCGGACTTGTATTCAGGAGCCTCACCACCCTTGCGAGTAAGCCCGCGTTTGGCGTTTAAATAGTCCCGAAGGTTGGTGTACTCGGACGCTTCAAGCTCAGCCTTGCTGACGATTGGTGCTTTAGCCATGATTAGACCGTCCGACCTTTCATTTTAGGCATCATAGCCTTGGTGTGCCCGCGCTTTTGAATAGCGTGTTCACCGTGTTTCAGGGCTTTGTTTGACCCCTTCTCCACATCAGACTTCATGCCGCGCGGTCCCATGGTCTCTTTGACCTTGCCGCCCTTCTTCATGCCTTTTGCTTCGGCCATTTCGTGTTTCATCATGGCGGCAGGCGCGCCCTTCTTTTTCATGAAGGCCACTTCTTTACCAACCATTGCTTTTGATTCAGCCATGTCACCACCTTTGGAAAATTTGCGACCCTTGTCTGCCGCCGAAAAGTCCTTGCCCACGGACTGAGGGACGCCAACTTTTTTGGCAAAGCTGGGGCTGTGGGCTACAGCCTCCATAAAATTGTGCTGTTTCTTTGAGTGACTAGGCATGTTTCTCTACCAGTCGGTCAATCTTGGCTTCAAGACGGTCAAGCCGATCAAATATGCGGTTAATGTCCGCGTCTAGCTGTGTCTTGGTTACGTACTCTCTGGCAATCTCTTCACGTGTTTTGTTGATCAGCACTTGAAGGCGTTTTACCTCGTCATACATGCTCTTGAGGATGAATCCGACAATACTGATCCCAACCGAAAGAATCGCGCTCCAGATAGTCTGTTCCATCACTCTTACCCGTTAACTGCTAAGTATTCTTCCCACTCAGGGGCGTCAGCGTTTGCAAGTAGGTACTGCGCTGCAAACTCCAATAATAGCGGATCATCTCGGAAATGGCCCAAGCCACGATTGCAGTGGTTGCACAGCAGTCCACGAATTTTACCAGTTGCGTGGTCGTGATCTACAACAAGTTTTTCTTCGCTACCACAAATTACGCATTGTGTTGTGGTAGTTTTTAAGCTAATCAAATCTTCGTTGGAAATAACATCCCTGTGCCGACCGCGACAATTTTCACTTCTGTATGTTGCCCGACATGCGCGGCACCAACTATCTAGGCCATTCTTTTTTCCGTTGTGCAATGGGAACGCTTCTGGCGTTGCGGGTTTTTCAACTTTACATCGGGTACAAGTCAACATGCCCATTTCCGCCTCGCCTTATTCAAACGGCTTTCGGGGTCCTTCGCGGCAGAAGGAAACATCTTCGCTTGGCCAGCCGATCTCGCACAAAAGCTCTTCTTTCTCCCGGCGTCTTCTTTCGTTTTTGGTTTCGGCGCGGGGGGCTTTAGATTCATCCCCTGCGCTTTTGCCGATGCCCGTCCCTTTGCATTCAGGCCCCCCTTGGGGTCCTTTCCTTCTGCTCTTTGCCAAGCTGGTGATTTAGCCATAAAACACCGTAACCCCAGTTACTGCGGCGCTCAAAGCCAAGTACAAAGTTGTACTGAATTTGATGCCCTCGCCGGGGATATCAAACGTGTAGGTATTGGGGTTTGAGTTACTAGCAATATCAATTTCTAGCAAAACAGCCCCGGTAGACCCGCCATCTTTGAATTGAACTGTTGCCGCAGTAGAAGCGGTTGGACAGATAACCAATCCCTTCAGGCGGGTTGGCCCATTAAAAAGCGTCCCAGAAGTACTTAAGTGGGCGCTCTTTACATCAGTTTGCTGCATTGCAGCCCCCTACTTAGTTCTGCTGGGAGGTCGGGTACATTGCGCCGTTAGAGCCTTTGACGATATACCGGCAGGTAATCGTTGCAGCCCCGCCACTAGCAGTACCAGCACAAGCGTAAAGGACGTTAACAATCAGGTCCGTAGAACCGACGTTAAGCATCGTAGCAACCTGAGCGCCCGTGTAGGCGGTTGTTGCGCGGCCAACAGCAAGAGGAGTCGTGGTTGCACCACCAACCGTAGCCAGCGAAGAGCCGCCAGCGGTTTGGATGGTAATGGTGTTACCCGTTGTACCGGCGTAAGCAGTCGTGATGTCAACGATGAAGTCAACAATTTGTGCGCCAGCAGGGATGGCAAACAAGAATGCTGCCGAAGTATCGTTAACCGTTGTAGTAGCGGTTTGGGCAACAACAGTTGCGCCCATGTTCTGGATTGTGCCAGCGGTCGTGCCCGTTGTGTACTTGTTTGTGCCAAGCAACCAAGGGCCAAGGTGGGAAGCGAAACCCATAATAATTCCTCAAATCAAAACTTGCTGTCTATTGAGGGAAGTCTGCCTAGTCAGTCAGCAAGTCGGGTGGTCTAGGTATGTCACTTTATACCACGCCAAAACAAAAAAGAAAAGGGGGCTTATGGCCCCCTTTTCTACACAGATCAGCTCGATCCGGGCGAACCGAAAATACCAAGCGGATCAGACCAGCCGAACGAATAACGCTCGCGTGCTTTGTAGCGCACGTTGCCAGTGTCGAAGTCTCCATCCATGGAGTTCGTCAACGGCATACGCTCAAAGTGCTTCAGACCGTTTGGAACGTCGGTGGTCAAATACCAGCCGTTTGCGTCGGTCAAGAAGTGGTTAACGGTGTAACCCTCGGGGATTGCGCCGTTGTTCTTCAGAGCGTTGATGTCGTTGTCGGTAGTACCAACACGGAGGCTGGTTTCCAACAGACGGGTAGCAACGAACATCAGAGCCGGTGGGATGATCAGCTTTCGTGGCTTTGCTGCGATCAGCAGGCCGCGCTCATCCGTCCAAGCAGCGATTTGAATGACCGCGTTTTCCAACGAAGTCTCATTCAAGTCAGCAGCCGTGGAAGGCGTGTTGCTGTTCGTGCCACCGCTAACCAGCGGGTGCGCCGTGTTAAACAACGAGACGCCATCACCACCGGGGAAGGCAGCGTTGAAGCCGTTGTTGATAACCGAAGCAGCTTTCACCTGTTTGGTGTAAGCCATGGCGCGAGCCAGAGCCTTGGTGTAACGAGCAGACAGGCTGTCGTACAGGTTGTCCTCAATCGCCTCTTCGGTGATCGAGAAACCAAGAGCAATGGTTTCGTGGTTGTAGCGAGCGGTGAAGGCTTCCTGCGCATTGTCATACGCAATTGCCTGACCTTCGTTCTTGACTGGAGCAGCGGAGAAACCAGACAACTTGGTCTCTTCCTCAAAGCTACGCTCTGATTTCTCAGATTCGTAGATCTCTTTGTGCTCTTCGCCATAACGGGCGTACTCAAGACCGAACAGGGCGTTAAGGCCCGGGAGCAGTTCTTTAAGTAGTTGGGCGCGTGAAATAGCCATGATTTACTCCTTAGACGCCAGCGGCGATCAAGTAGCTGTGGTAACCGAAGTTCCAGCCAACGATCACTTCGGGGAAACCGACGAACGATGCACTTGCGCCAGAGGTAGCAGTTACAGCCGAACTAACGGTAATGGTGGATGTGCTGGTCACAACGCCGGTAACGGTGAGGTTAGAGAGCGTTGGGAACGGCGTGGTGCTTGCACCCGAATAGACGGTGCCGCCGATGGTGACCGTCATTCCCGGCTGGATGCCGGTGGTAGAAGCAACGGTAAAGGTGGTTGCGTTTGACGGGCTGCTGGTCAGCGTGGTGCCAACCGTGACTGCCGAATCAGGAACCATCTGGATAACGCGCAGGCAAGGCGAAGTGCCAGAGCCAGTGCCAACCGTCTGAACGATGTTGCCAGCAACCGAGCTAGACACGGTGGGGTTACCACCAGAGACGCCCATTGCCGAGTTACCGTTCGTCGTGCTGCCAGAGTTACCAGCGATCAGGAACGCATCCGTGCCAATGAACCGTGGGTTCATGTAGCCAACCGTCGTGCTGGTGTTAGCTTGCGAGTTAGCCGAGCCTTGAGCCTGAGCCAAAACGCACGCTTTGAACAGCGCGGTGGGGTTGTCCATCACGTACGCAATCATTCCCGCTTTATTGGTGCTGGCCTGATAGTACTGACCTTGCAGGTTGCCGTAGATCGGAGGGGTGCCAGCGTACTGTGCGCCCAAGAACACACCAACGATTTGCCCAGCCGCTGCTGCGGTGGTGCTGTTAGCGTTGTAAGGGGTGATGACTGCGTTACCACCAGACAGACCAACAACGTCACCGTTGAACAGGTTTGTCGCGTAGTTTTGCGCAATCGGAATCATCCGGGTAGACCCAGCGAACGGAATACCGCCCATCAGGTTGACCGGCACTAGCCCATAAGGGCCATTAACAGTCGGGTAAGCCATTTAAAACTCCGTTATTTAATACCAGAACCAAATCCGCCGCGACTGACCGTTGACTTACGATCTGCAAACAGCGGCATACGAGGGTCATTGTTACGCATGAAGCTGTTATCAACAGACTCCATTTGTTTCTGCGCCTGATCGTTGTAATACTCCGTCATGGCTTCCGCTTTTTCGGCTAAGATTTTGCAAAGCAAAAGCCCACCGATTTCCACATTGCCGTCAGAGTTTCCTTCGATCATCAATTCAGGGTGGTCTTTCGCCTTAACCGGAACCCAGCCCATCCTGAACTTGCCTGACACGTTAGTGTTTGCGGCTTGCCCCATGATGTGCGTTGCAATCCACCGGAATGAATAGCCCGCTTCAGGGGTAGGATCTGGCAGAGAACTCGGCGGTACGTAAACAGCCCGAGCGGTTTTTTCGCGTGACGCCAAGTCACGGGGGGTACGAGCGTTAGTTTCAGCCATTTGCATTCTCCAATTTAACAAGTTGATCAGCGTATTGCTTTGGGGTTAAGCCAAACTTTTTGGCCAGCGCGGCTTGCGTGGTTGTTAGTTTGACTTGTCTTGTGCCTGACGAGCGTGTCGCAGGCGCAACAACAGCCGATTGTTTCTTGGGAGCAGACCCCCCAAACATGTCAGGGAAAGTCTTATGCAGGCGTGAATCTATTGCCTGAAAGTACTCATCGCTTCGCGGGTCAGTACCCGAACTGACTAGTTTTTGATGCAGCCCTAGTGCGTAGCTGGTAATTTCCTCATACCCCGGTGAGCCAAACCACTGGTTTTTTGCCTGCCAGCGCAGTGTCTTTTCGTCAGGTTGGGCCGCTTGGGGAGCGGACATTTGCCTTTGTACAGTATCTGAAGTTGTTTGTAAAGGGGTGGGTCTGAAGTTTTTGATCGACTCCAATTTTAACTTGGCTTCGGTCAACGCTTCTTGCGCAGCAATAATAGCGTCCGTATCAAAAGCTTCCTGCGCTTCCTTGTACTGACGCCGCACCGCAGCCAGTTCTGCTTCAGCCGCAGCCTTTGCGGTTTCTGCATACTGTACTGTGCCGTTGTCTACATACTGTTTAAGCTGTTGGTTTTCAGACAATAGCTGTTGCGCAAAGCGCTCAAGCTCTTGCTTCTCCCGCAGGGTGGCTTCTTTGGCACGGCGCTCATCATGTCGCGCATGTGTCAATTCTTTAATGCGCCCCTTGACCTTATCTGAGTAAGACTCGATTTCGTCATCAGTGGGATCTTCGACTTCCCGATCCAGTGGCTTGCGCCCCCGGTCTTGTTCGGGCGTGTCGTCAATAATCTCGACCTCAATGTCTTCGTCGTTTGGTTTGATGGCTTGAACGCCGCCAACCTCATCGGGGAATTTATACTCTTCCATGTGTTACCTCGTTAAGCGCGGCTGATGCCACGGGGATCTTCAACAACAGCCTCAACCTGATCGTCATTGATCAGACGGAATTCGCGGTCAAAGATTTTCAATCGCGTACCGGAATA